TACCCAAACAGATTCGTAGTCCTGGGCGGCCTGCACTTTGAGAGTACCGGTGTAGTGTTCCAAGTCATACTTGATTGTGGTCAAACTAGCGCCTGTGGTATCAATATGGCTTGAATAATATTCTGTGAGATAATTGCGTGACAATGGCTGTGGGTTTAGTGCCCAGTCCGGGTACGAACTTGGTCCAGGTTGCGGCCAAGAATTTTTGCCGTTTATAGTGGGGATTGTGACAGGTTGACTGGCCATGAACTCGGGCAACACTGAGTCCACAATGTTGCAGTCGGCTCTTGCGCCAGCGTTATCATCAGTAAATGCGGCTTGAACATAGTTGCCTTGAGTACGCTCAATGCTGTAACTGCCTGGCTGTGCCAAGATATTGATGGTGTCAGCTGTGTCCAGCACAACTTTGACCCGACCCAAACTGGCACTGAGCACAGTCATGTCTTTTTCGATCAGCAATGCATCACCAGTCTGATTCAGCAATCTAAAGCGGAATGTGCTGCCTGTAATGTTTACAGGTTTTTGATCTTGGTTGATGAATTCAAACAACAGTACGTTGTCTACACCTTTGTTAACAGTTAAAGTTTTTGCGTACACTGGGTCGTACCTCGCAGTAAAGTATCCACCACTGGTGTCAATCAAAAGTACCCGAATGATTTGTTGATATAAGTAAGCAGTGGTTGAATACATAGGATCCTCGATACGTATTTATGGGTAATAACATCTTTGAAAAACTGGCGGAAAAATACCCCTTTATAACTCTTTGCATCTACGCCAGCAATGAGTACATTGGAGTAGTTCAAAACAGAGACGATGCTGTCACAACCATCTACGACTTTGGTGCTGTGCTCACACAACAACACAAACTGGAATTTTTGGAACTGGCCAACACTTGGTGGTGGGAAAGCAATAGAAGCATACCCATCAACATATTCTTGCGTGGAGACTGGGATCAATTTCGTTTTACTTTGCGCACATTTTCAAACAAAGATCTTGAAATCTTGCATGGGCCTGTGTGCAGTCTAATAGACATTGCTCGCAAAAAGAGCAAACGCAAATCTATTACACTTGTGCGCAGGATTGATTGAGAATATTCATGTGCAAGGCCACCAAGGCTGCATAACTCACAGCGTGTGACTTTTTAAACGTATAACCACGCGATTCATCACCATCCCAAACTTCTGCAAACACTTGATCCCAGGGCTTTCTCTGTAGATATGCTTTACCCGGTCTAATGATACTGATAAAAGCAGCCATCCTGGGTATCGAGTCAGGTTGCATTGCCACCATCAAATCCACGTAGTTGCCCACGTGAACCAACTGAGAGGCCCAGGGTCTGTCTGTCCATAGTCGTTGCCATGGAGGTGCAGCTGACAACATGGTTTCATAGTGTGCAGGATCTTGGATCAACTGATACACACTCATGTTCAACAAGTCAATTTTGAAATAGCCACGCTGTTCTGCTGACTCATAATCAATGGCAGCACAGCCATGTTCTGAATCTTGCGGAATGTCTGTGATGTAGATACCAGAATTATGACGACGTGGTTTTCCGTCCACTACCTGTCTAGCAGGTGTGTGCCGGATCAGTTCTAGTATCCGGCTACGATCCGGAACGTCAATGTCAATGTCTGCGCTCATGTTCTACACAGTGCTACAATGGTTTTTAATTGCTGTTCAGACTCACGAACAGCACCCATGGCATCAGCCACAGCAGGATACTGTTCAGCCATGGCACGTGCTTCTTGTTCTTCTTGCATCTTTTTACGTCCCCAGTCTAAGATTGCTTCAGCATCTGGATTCAATCCAACATGGTAAGTGCCTAAGTTAAGCATTTGCCAACTGGTGCCATTGTATACTTCTAGCCGTTGAGTGGCAGTGTTATATTGTAACTGCCCTACCCCCATGTAACCAGCGTTGTTCACATAGTTACTGCCTGGGCCGCCGGTGACTGCCACATACTTGCCAGTTTGACCAATGTTTCCTATCATGTTACCATCCTGCTTGTTTCAATATTAGTTTTGCATATTCTGCATCTGCAGCATAGTCTGCAAACTTTTTCTGCCATATATCACTATCTATATAAGGCCATATCATTGACACTTGGTCTGCTGTGAGTTCGCCCAGGAATTTTTGCCCCGACTCTGAGTTGTATATCACCCAAGGACTGATGCGTCCTGTTGTGACAGCATGGCACATGGCATGAGTGCTGCCATAACGCAAACAATCATTGGCCGGCGCTGAGTGTTTTTCCGCCCAGTCTATACCAAACTCAACTGCTCGTGCAAGTGCGTCTGCCACTGCTTCTACTTTCAAATAGTCCAGCAAGTACTCAGTGTAGATTTTGTCACTGCCCCAGTTGTCAATCTTTTTGTTGTGCTTGAGCAACCACTCTGTAAACTGTCTGGGGTTGATGGCTCTAGTGGACACACAGTATCTACCAAACTTTACAAAGGCTCGGTAGTACGGTGAGTCTGCAAAGTCATCAAATGTCTTGAGTCTAGCACTACCCTGTGCAATCTCATAGAATCTCAAATAAGATTGAAAGCCCAGTTCTACACCACGCTCACTGCGTTCCGATCTACGGCGTTTGGGCTCACACAAATGCACCACAAGACTTTCTGCACGTCGAAATGTTTTCTTGCAGTAGCCGCAAGTGAGTTCACTTAGTGTCTCGGCCATGGTCTCGGATGTGTTGATCTAGTTCTTTCTTTGTGGTCATTGAGGCCAGCATGGCTATTTCATCTTGTTTGTACATGGGAAATAACTCTGCCAGTTGCTTTTTGATAGCACTTGCTCCTGCGCCAGTTTCTTTTTTCTTGGGCGAGATCCAGTTGTGTCTGGGTGTGCCCATGTCTGGACTCACTGTGGTAGCACACAACCATTGCAGTTCAGGATGTCGACCGATATTGAAAAAGTGTTTGTTCAATCGTTCGTTGGTGGAGATCAGATAAAACTCTTGCAAGTCCTGTGAGCCTTCCACACATGACGCCCAACGAATCATGAGATAGTTTGAAAACTTCTTGCGTTCCTCATCTGTGAGTTCGCTGTAAAAGTTTCTGTTCTTGCGATCCAGTTGTCGCATCTCATTGGCAATGTTTAGTTTGTCGCTCACTTGTCTACCTTGATCAACTTGTATATCATTATAGCACGTTCCAAGGCATCTTGTAAAGCGGGACTGGTCTTGGCCATGCGCCGTATGTCACCCCACATTTTATCTTCTTGGATATGATCAAACAAGGGCCTACCATCACTAGTGCGCCTGTCGTGATCAATCTGATGTCCAGTCACTGGGTCATACCCATACCCTATTAATTCACGTGTACTAGGCTCAGCACCCGACTCACGGGCGTACACTTCGTTGCCCACACGTTCGTAAATGTAAGTGGCTCCAGGTTTAAGTGTTCCCATACTCATATCCATATTGAGCATGTGCCCAGCGTAGGAATCGGTCCAAGCCTTCCTGATCTTCTGGGTAACTTTCCAAATAAATCTTGGCCAAGCGATTGATTATTTCAAATATTTCGGGTTCGGTGTATGCCATGTTACCAAGCCTTGTTGTAGTCTACTATCTCACAGTTGCGACTGATATCTTTCACAAAGTACACACAGTCAGGATCAGGATCATCGTTCAATGGCACTGAGAGTAGCTGTCCGTTTTTTAGTTTGGGTGCATACCACGATACCTCATGATACACATCTAGTATTTCAATGTCGGGAAATGACGGACGGAAACTTGTGAGTGGATTGAACTGAAATACTTTAAATCCTCGATCGTTGATTGACGTAAGGGGCAATACTTCCAGGTCGCCTACTTCGGGCTCACCAATGAGTATTTGCCAGTCCATGGGCATCTTTATAGTGTTGGTTCCAATGCGTAATACCAGTGCAGGTGCATTGAAACTTTCTAAAAAGATCAAGGGAATGAAATGATAGTCTGGCTCTTGTGGGTTTGAGTTGTCTAATATGGCAAATCTCATGTCGTCTACCTCTTCAGGCAAATGATCTAGGTCGTAATGGATGTTGTCTAGGGTTAATATTCGCATGTTGTTATAATATACGGTTGTGTGACAAAAGTCAACCTATTTTCATCCAATCAAGTTTTTCTTGTGTAAAGGGA